TATTCATACATTTGGCTATGGGATAAAAAAGTGGGTTTAACTGCTAGTGAAGCAGACTGCGAATTAATAGAAAAGAATTAGACGTTGAAGGTAAGATAATAACTAGTGAGGACGTGGGGGAAGCACCCACCACCTCCACCAATTTAAAACACATATATGTGTGCTTTGAGGGGGTGAGTTAGATTCGACTGCTACTAAAACTTACTGGAGTTTAATGGCTGATACCCTACTATCAAATCATAAATGCTAACGAAAGTTATGCACTTGCTGCCTAGTTAATAGGTAACGGCGTTGGTGAGTACGTGGCAACAGAAACTCACCATTGACAAATACTAAAAAGTATGATATATTATAAATAAGAATGCTATAACACACAAACACAAACAAAGGAGTAAATTATGGCAACAACATCAAAAAACGCTTACGAAATAAGAAGCGATCTATTAGGCTTAGCTAAACAATTAGTTGAGTTTAACTATCAAGTACAAGTAAACAACTACGAATTTTCATCTAAAAAAGATGGTGATGAAGTTGTTACATCTTTCAAAGCACCAACAGTATCAGCTGAAGACATCATTGAAACTGCTAAAAAGTTTAATGACTTCGTAACTACTGGTGATAGTCTTTCTACTTTTAAAGAAGTAGGTCAAAAGATGTATGAAGAAGGTTTAAAAAATAGTAAACCTTTTGCTGAAGCATACCAAAATATGGTAAAAGCTTTCTATCCTCACTTAAACGGCCAAAGTAAGTAATATGTGGCCTTACACAAGTGAAGAATGGGATAACATTACATATGGTATCTCTAAAAAAATGAAGAACTTTAAAAAGATTAAACAAAACGGTTTAATTTTGGCAAGTATAATACCTAGTGTATTAATTGTTTTATTGTTATTAGCAATAATTTAAAGTTTGGCGCCAAGGGGTGGTGTGTAGCTAGCGTGAAAACCACCCTTTACAAATCAATTAAAATATGATATAGTGGAGGTCATATGAATAGTAAAGAGTTTAGTTTAAAAGTTGAGAACATTGTCAAAGAAAAAAAATGTTCTTATATGGATGCCGTGATATTATATTGTGAAAAACTTGAAGTTGATCCAGGCACAGTATCAAATCTCATTTCAAAATCATTAAAAGAAAAAATCAAAGCAGAGGCCATCAATTTAAGAATGGTCAAATATCCGAAGTGTGGCCAATTACCTGTTTAATTTATGTATGGTGGATTTGATGTATTTAAAGTTTATTTGGGAGTTAAACTACACTTTACAACAGATACATATGATTATATTAAATATGAGGGAAAGGTTAACTGTAAATTAGATACCTTTACAAAAAGAAATGATAGGTATTTTTTTCACAAGTTAAGTAAACAATATGGACAAAATGAAATACTTGATTTCTTCGTTGCCAACTTTGCTAACGACAGTAAAGGCTGGATTGGTAACTTGTTACAAAAAGACGGTAAAGATGTTTATTTGGATTTTAGAAAGCGTAAAGAAGCTTTTGCCTATCATTTTAGAGACGATCTGGTACGGATTAGTAATGACTTTTCTTCTAATAGCCTTTCTTTTGATGATGGCTTTGTATGCAATAATGGACAACATCCTAGATTGTTACGATTACTTATTCAAAAAAAAGCGTCACAGCAGACCTTCATTGTGCTTGACCACTTTTTGTCGTTTAGTAAGAATTGGAATAAAAAAATTACCGAAAAAGTTGTATGGCCTAAAATCTCATCTACGATTACCAGATTAAAACCTTTTATTCGTTTTAACGAAACAGAATGTAAGATGATAATGAAAGATGTTTTTATAAACAAATGAAAAGAGTATTTTGTATAGGTAATGGCGAAAGCCGTCAAAGTTTAGATTTAAGAAAATTAAGAAAACACGGCATAATTTACGGCTGTAACGCCTTATATAGAGATTTTACACCAGATGTATTAGTGGCGGTTGACCAAGGCATAATGCACGAAATATATCATAGTGGTTATTGTCACAATAATGTAGCTTACTTTAGGAATTGGTCAAAAGTGCCTGCTCAATTATTTGATAATATGATAAAGGCTGGTGCCACAGATGAAGATTTAAGATTGGCCAGAGAAGAAGGCGCTTTCTATGAAAATAAGAGAACACCAGAAACAAATCATTTTGTAATGCACGGTTCAAGTGTGGCAGGTGTGGCTCACGTTGTTAGAAAAGATAAATCAAAACATAAAAGATACGTACAACAAAAATCAATTAAGATTTCTTGGATTAAAGATAATGATAAATCAAATTGTATTAATGATATATTAAAAGATAAAAAGGATCCAGGTTGGGCGGCTGGGCCTATCTCTGGTTATATTGCTTGTGTAAAAGAACAACCAGACGAAGTTTATCTAATTGGCCACGACTTAAACAGTACCACAGGTAAGGTCAACAATATGTACAAAGGCACATCAAATTACGTATTGCCAGATCACGCTCCTACACCAAGTGTCAATTGGGTACAACAATGGAAACAGACATTTTGGGACTTTAATGGTAAAAATAAAAATAGAAGAATACAGTTTTTTAAGGTTAACCCCAATTTAAGGGACGCCAATGATGTCAATAGTCCTGTAAGAGAATGGGACGGTACTGTTACCAACTTACAATATATGGATATGAAACAGTTTTATAAGAACTTTAATCTCAAATGAACATTGACATTTTAAGTAATTTGTGATATATTGGACGTTAATATGTTTGATAAAATAGTATATAGAATTTGTGATAAGATAGTTTCTATCTGCGAGTCAATCAAAGGTAGAATTAAGACAACACCACAAAAAGATTGGTTAAAAGGCTATCGTAAGTGGAAAAGTCGTATAAATAAAAATGAAGGCGATTAAACAGCCTACACAAATACAACGAATACAAAGTAATAAGGAGAAAATATGGACTTTGAAACATTAAAGAGATCGTCAAGTAACTTTGACAAATTAACAAAAGCTTTAGAGCAAAACCTTGCTCCAGAGGATCAATCAAATAAAAACAAATACCAAGACGACAGATTTTGGAAACCAGAGTTAGACAAAACTGGTAACGGTTATGCTGTTATTAGATTTTTGCCAGCAGTTGAAGGCGAAGACTTACCTTGGCAAAGAATTTGGTCACACGCTTTCCAAGACAAAGGCGGCTGGTATATTGAGAACTCATTAACAACTTTAGGTCAAAAAGATCCTGTTAGTGAAGAAAATACAAGATTATGGAATACAGGTGTTGATAGTGATAAAGAAATTGCTCGTAAGAGAAAAAGAAAATTATCATACTACTCAAACATCTTAGTCGTAAGTGACCCTAAACATCCAGAAAATGAGGGCAAAGTATTTTTATTCAAGTTTGGTAAAAAGATATTTGATAAGATTACTGAAGCGATGCAACCAGCATTTGATGATGAGAAGCCAATTAACCCATTTGATTTTTGGAAAGGTGCGAACTTTAAACTAAAAATTAGAAAAGTTGATGGTTATTGGAACTATGACAAATCTGAATTTGAGGGTGTAACAGCTCTTGCTGAAAGTGATGACAAGATTAAAGAAGTCTGGTCAAAACAACACGCTCTTAAACCTTTCCTTGACCCTAGTAATTTTAAAACCTATGATGAACTCAAAGAGAAACTGAATAGGGTAATTACGGGTGATCGAAACGCTAGTACCGTTGAGAACGCAAACCTCCCGCCTCAAATCAATGGTAAAGCGAAAAGCGATACAGTTAACTCTAAACCTGAGCTAAGTGATGATGATGACGATACGTTATCATACTTTAGTAAATTAGCTGAGGAAGAGTAAAATCTCTCTCTATAACTGAAAGCTTAAGGGGCCACAAGAAATTGTGGCCTCTTTTTTACTTTCCAGCGTATAAATATTGATATGGCAAGCATACTCGATCCATTAGTAGATAAACAAGGCGGTATTAGAAAGTCAGCGGCTTGGTATAGAAGTAATGTTGCTTCACTTGCTGATAGAGTTACTGCTAATAAGTTAATGAGTCAAGGTAAACTTTTAGGTAGACCTAGTGCTGGCCGTTTGAATATGTTTTTTTATGACCCAAAGTTAAAAAAGAAACTACCATATTATGATACTTTTCCACTTGTATTGCCTTTACAATCAATACCTGGTGGATTTTTAGGTATGAACTTTCACTATCTACCTTACTTGTTAAGATTTAGATTGTTAGAAAGATTACAAAAGTTTGCTGATGGTGGTATGAAAGCAACAACAAGATTTGAAGCAACTTATGATGATGTAAAAGGAATTAATTTAATAAAACCAACAATAAAGAAATATTTGTATAGTCACGTGAGATCACAGTTTTTAAGAATAGATTTTGATGAAGCAGCATTGGCTGTTTATTTACCAGTACAACAATTTAGAAAAGCTAGTGAAAGTAAAGTGTGGGCAGATAGTAGGAGATCAATCTAATGGCAATACTTAGAGGCGGCCGAAGAATATTTGGACAAGATATAAGAATAGGACTTCCAAGAGATAACACTTTAACAACAGGTGGTATTTTAAAGAGAGCTGCTGAATTACCAGGCAAAAGTATTGGTGCTGGACAAAACACAATTGGCCGATTTATGGCTGGCATATCACAAGGTGAGGGTATGGCAAGACCAACAAGATTTCTTGTTAGGTTCTTTATGCCAAATAAATTAAAAACTGAAAATACTCCAGGTCAGACTGGAAATGATCCATCCACTTCAGCAAAAGCAGTTGTTGATACTGGTGGACAAGAATTGGCCAGAAATGTTGGAATGATGTGCAATAAGATTAATATGCCTGAAAGAGATATAAACACAAAATCACACATCACATATGGACCAAAAAGAGAAATGCCTTATGCTCACTCATTTGGTGGCACAGTAGAATTAAATGTTTTTGGTGATAAGTTTTTAAGACAAAGAATGTTTTTTGAAACTTGGCAAAAAATGATTTACGACATCAATACAAACAATATGCAATATTATGATGAATATACAGGTGATGTAGATATATTTCAATTAGGTTCATTTGAAAGTGATAACGATAGAGATAGAGTAACATATGCTGTTAGACTTTATGAATGTTATCCAGCAACAATTGGTAGTTATGATTA